AACCCCGGAAATGCTGGACGTTATCGACACGGATGAGGTTGCAAGGGGTCTGGGCGAAATGGCGAGTGTGCCGAAGAAATATATGCACACCCCGGACGAAGTCAAGAAGACCCGCAAGGATCGTCAAGAACGGACGGATACAATGCAAGAAGCTCAAGCCGCACAGGAAGTTGGCGCGGGCATGGAAGCAATGGGCAAAGGCGTAGCAGCCTTGCCGGGAGGCCTAGAGGAGGCACAACTTGGATAATCAAAAGAAGCTGGCACTACAAAAAGAGGCACTTAAGAAAGCCTCGATGTACCAAAGGCTGTTCAACTCGGAAGAGGGCCAGACGGTATTGAAAGACTTAAGGGAGGCATTTGATGGGCCTCCCTTGACAAGCGAACTTCCGCACTATACTCACGTTCGTGCGGGAGAGTTAAATGTACTTAGATACATCGATGATGTACTACAATTGGATGTGATGGAGGTTGACCCCAATGAGTGAAGATGGAAATTGGCGCGATGCGCTACCGGACGACATTAAAGCTGAGGAATCGCTTGCGCCGTTCGAGGATGTGACCGGCTTGGCAAAGTCGTTCATCGAAACCAAGAAAATGGTAGGCAATGGCCTACGGATTCCAGGTGAAGATGCAAACGACGAGCAGCGGCAAAAGTTCTATGACAAGGTTCTGGAGAGTTCTCCGGCCCTAATGTTGAAGCCTAACCTTGAGGACGAGGAAGCTGCGAACGCATTCTACAAATCATTGGGGCGGCCCGAAGATCCGTCGAAATACGAGCCAGTCAAGGTCGGAGAGTTCGCGTTTGACGAGGAGCGCGAGACTGCAATCCGTGCTGCCGCGCACGAGGCAGGTTTGAGTGGCGCTCAGTTCAAGGGCGTTGTTTCAAAGATGCTCGAGCATGACAAGGCCGCTCTCGCGACCGCCGAAGCCACCAATATGGAGCAAATGACCGCCCTTAAACAGGAATGGGGCTTGGCATTCGACGACAAGAAGGCTGTGGCCGAGAAAGTTCGGGCGACATTCTTCGAGTTTATCCCGGCGGAAGCTATGGACGCTCGTACAATCCAGGCCATGAACGCCATTGGTGCCCAGATGCTTGAAGGCGATGCCGGAATCGGCGACCATCGCAATGAGGGCGACGACGATACAATGACCCCGGCTGATGCAAGGGCCGAGATCGCCGAGATCATGGAAAATAAGGAGCACCCGTACTGGAACCCAATGCATCCAGGCAATGCGGACGCTCTGTTGCACATGGTTGAACTTCAAACGTTCGCCAATCCAGGCGCTCAGACTACATTGGTCCGGGCCGGATTTTCTGCAGAAGGATGACGATATTGCCGGGGGGTTGACATGACCCCCCGGCATGTGGTATACTCTCTTTTAGGACGTGGGGACCCGATCGGATTATCCCCTAGATAAGGACCCTTAACCGGATTATCCTGGGCCAGTTGATCTTAATCTAATCACTGTCAGGAGATAATTCAGTGAACACAGTCAGTAATGTCTATGTGCAAACGTTCGAAAACAACGTTCGCCATCTTGCTCAGCAGAGCGAAACGAAGTTGCGTGGCAAGGTCCAGGAACGCAACGTCCATTCCATCACCCATAATTGGGAACGCATCGGTACGATCGAGGCAATCGCCAAGACTACCCGCCTCCAAGCAACCCCGTCGCAAGACACCCCGTGGAGCCGAAGGGCATCGACCGCAGTAACGTTTAACGCTGCAGATAGCACTGAACAGGAAGATCCGGTTCAGATGTTGGTCGATCCCAACAGCAACCTCACCCGTGCACTTTCGATGGCCATGCGTCGACAGGTTGACCGCCTGATTATCGCCGCAGCCACTTCCGATACCGTAACGGTTGACGGAGCCGGTGTGCCGGTTGCATACGACCTTGGCCAGAAGATCGGCGACGGTACCCTCCCAATCAGCTTTGACTACATTACGCAGGTCCAAGAGTTGTTCATGCAGAACAACATCGATCCGGACATGCCTAAATGTGCGGTCGTCGGCCCTACTCAGGTCCGTAAGCTGATGCAGTTGACTGAACAGACCAGTTCTGATTACGTCAATTCTCAGGCCCTCCAGCAGCTGAACTCCTCGGGAATCGTTCCGAACTGGATGGGTTTCACCTGGATCAATTCGACCCTGCTCGAAGCTCCCGGAGTTGGCGAGCTTTCCTGCCTGTTCTTCACCGACAAGGCCCTCGGCCTCGCAGTGAACAGGGACATTACGGCCAGGGTTGCCGAAGATCCTTCCGTCAGCTTCGCATGGCGCATTTACTTGCACATGACGATGGCTGCAGCCCGAGTTGAAGACGAGCAGCTGGTCTGGTTGCACGTAGCAGACACGGTCTAAATTGTAGTGCCAGCTTGACCCCGGTCTTCGGACCGGGGATTTTTTCAAGCCCACTAGTTTACCTCCCACCGATATCGGTGGGAGGGTTTAGGAGAAGATAGGATGGCAAAGTCGAAAAAGAAAACGCCCCGGCGCAAACCCACGCGTATGCAGCGTGTTGAAATGGCCCAAACAGGCAAGAAGCCCAAGGGCTACAACAAAAAGAAAAAGAAACCGGCTAGGCGCAAACGCTAATGGCCAGGGCAATGAAGAAGCCGCAGAAGGGCGCTAAGCCTAAGCGTATCCGTACTAAGAACCCTCCGGGCGGCCCAAGAACTCCCGGCGCGAAGAAGAAAAAGAAGAAGGGCATCAGGAGAAAGTAATGGCTAAGATGAAATCCGGCGTTAGGTCTAAAACTGCTCATCGCACATTGGAGCAGTCCAGGAAACATGGTCGGACTTATCAAGCCACCAAGAAGCAAAAGGCCAACAGAGCCAAGCGAAACAAGGCACGAAAAGTTATGAAGAAAGCCGGTAAGAAGGTCACCGGTAAGGACGTTGGACACAAGAAGCCACTTTCCAGGGGCGGGTCCAACAAGAGGTCGAACCTCAAGGTTCAGTCTCGTAAAACTAACCGTGGTCACGGCATGTCCCGTGGCGGCAACAAGAGGAAGAAGTAATGGGAACTCAAGTCCTGTCCGGAAACCAGAACGATTCTAAGCACCAAATGGCAGTAAGCACAGTGTTGGCCGCTGCAGTCGCCATTGGCGCTGGCGAACTTGTCGTCTGGATCGGCAATGCTTTGAACGGCAACCAAGTCGAAATCATTGAAGCGCTTAATCGGTGTCGTGATGCACTTCGTGAATCTGGTACGCCGAATCCTGCGGCATTAAGCGAAGTCGTCGCTTTATCACAACCGGGAGCGCCGAAATCGGCGGTCACCGTCACTGACCAAGCGGCATTGCCCACAATCACTGAGGCTGATGTGTTTATTGGGTATGGCAATGGGTATTTGCCCACATCCGGAGGCTCCAGCAGACTCTTAGATGATAGGATTGATGCTGCGCTTGACAAACTCCTGGAAGACGCTCTAAAGGCAGCATAATGTCGCAACTTAACGATGCAATCCTTGCAGTCGTTGGGCCAGCGATAAATGATGGGCTATTGACCCATTATAAAGCCAACGGTGCAACTGCGGACGAAATAATGGACGCAGAATATGAGTTCCTGCTTGCGGCGGGTGCTTCTCCTATGCATATTCAAGATATGTGGTTCGCTGCTTTGCGTCTCAAGGGGTATACAGGCTCATTGAACGACATGTTGTTGCAGTTCTGGCTTGCGGGCGGAGTATTTAATGGTAGCCCTACTTCCGGAATACTGCCGGACTTGCCCACAATCTTCTATCATTCTCAATCCCCCACCGCTGCCTTTGAACCAGAGTTGCAGGACTCTTCCTTTAGCGTTGACGGAACCCAGATATATCGGGGCATAATTCCCGATAATGAAATTTTCATGTGGCCGCTCAACACGCCATGGGACGTGACTTCGGTTGGCACCAAGTCTTTGGGCGTTGGCGCTGCTATTGGTGCGGGATCTGATGATTATCCGGTATGTACATACTGGTCGCCAGATGGCCTTACGTTCCATCGTGCATCGTCTGGCACAAGATTTATCCATTCACATGATGTTGTTACTCCGTTCGATATTTCAGAAGTTACGGCAGTATCGGACAGGCAGGCGGCGTTTGCGCAAGCCCCTGATCGTTTGGTTGGGTTTGATTTCTCCCCCAGCGGGGGCCATATTTGGGTGTGCGACAATGCTCAAAATGTATATTGTTATTCACTATCTACGCCATTTGATGTCGAAACCGCGACCCTTATCGGCTCTAAAGGTAAGATGCAGACCGGCGGCATTATAGGGGATAGCACCGGCAGGAGAATTTGGACAGGCAGCCCAATTACGGTATACGGGTTCTATCAATACGACTTAGCGACCCCTTGGGACCCATCCACTGCCGTTTTGACAGCGTCCGTTCCGCGCAACGGAGTTCTTCGAAATTTAACTGGATTGTATGTAAATATATCCAGGCGAGATTTCTTTTCGTCGTATTACAATAATCCTAGCACCGATGACAACATCATCGAGAAATATAGGTGGCCCGAGGTTCCTCCTCTTCCTCCTGTAGATGATCTGCCAAACTTAAGTGAACTAGTTTGGGTAATGGACCAAATTCTCAGTTCTTTGGGCACAGAGGGGATTGTTCTCAATGATGTTGGTGATGAGGTCGTTCAACCCAGCTACGATTTTAGTAATGTTTTAGTAGTGCCGTTGGCGACATCTTGGGACTTGCAATCAGAAGAGCCTGGGATTGTATCTTACGCCCCCGGTGGTGGATTTGCCGGTCCGGGTGATATTGAATGGAATGACGATGGCACCAAAGTGCTTATCGCTGAACACACCAATGGCAGGGTAGTTGAGTATTCATTATCGCCAGCGTATGACATTTCGGACATATCTGGAAGTACGGGTATTGCTACGCTGGTTGTTGCTAACCCAGCTGCCCTCAATTGGGGCAATGGCGGAACCTATCTGTATGTAGGAACTACTGATACTGGCATTATCCGATACACATGTTCTACGGCTTACGATCTGTCAACAGCTTCACTAGATTATTCAGATGCACTTCCTGCTCCTGGTTCTACTAGGTGCGATGCTTTCATCATTTCATCGTCTGGTACTAGATGCTATGCCGGTGAGACAGTCGATAACGGCGATTTGTTGTACCAGTTCACATTAGGCACGGCATGGGATACTAGAACAGCAGTTTACGACTCTGGCGAACAAATTGATGCCTATTTCGGGGATGCCGGTAGGCCGGGAGGAGTCTATAAGCCGCCCGGAAGACAGGAACTTTATATCAGTCAACACACTCCATCAATTGCAAGCAAGTTTAGGTGGCTCGGCGAACAAGCAGAGCAGCCGCTACAAGGTGTGGTGGTCCAACTTCCATTTGATGGAACGGACGGTGACACGTTCACCACTGATGTTAAAGGTAACGTCATTACAATGAGCGGCGGAGCCGTTATTGACGATGCTCAGTCTAAGTTTGGCGGAACTTCGTTCAATTGCCTTGGCCCTACGACATTCGAAGCATCGGTTCTGCAAGCTGGTGGTCTTGAGACTAGCGACTTCACTATTGAATTTTGGTATTACCCCAGTGGAGCCGCAGCTGCTAGCGATAGACTTTTCCAGACAATTGATGGTGACGTTGTCGCAGGCATTTACATATCGCATGCCGCAGCCGGAACCATTCAATTCGGATTAGAGTTCACTCCATATAGCGGCGGATTCGATTATCTAGGGCCAGCTGTTGCGATCACCAACAACGTTTGGCAGCATATCTGTCTTGAGCGTGAAGTGGACGACTTTACCTTATATATCGATGGAGTTTCGCAAGACACGGCGACGGTGGGGGCTGAATCGGGAATCATAGCTTTAGGCCCAATAGATCTATGCACCATTGGTGCGCAAGCTTCGGGCCGTGCTAATAACGGCTGGATCGATGATTTTCGCATTTCTAATATTGCCCAATACGGAGGCAATTTCACTCCTCCAGGATCGGCACACCCAATATCATAGGCATTACAATGTACTACACCGACAGAAAGGATATTAAGACAATGAAATCAAAAGGCGCGGACTTTTCCGCAAGAGCAAGAATTCGCAAGCTCGTATACGAGGGCTATTCCGCTGAAGAAATTAGCGACACGGTCTTGGTTGACCTTGAATGTGTCAAAGGTTTTGTAGAGTTGTACACTCCTGATGCCGAAGAAGCTCAGGAAGCCAAGCAGACCGAAGAAACCCCGGCACCTGTCGCTAAGAAGAAAGCCAAAAAGAAAGTCGCAAAGAAGGCAAAGTAAATGTCTAGCACAGCATCCGAAATTGACATCGCCAACATGGCGCTTGGTTGGATCGGAGCCGATACCATAACGTCGTTTGACGATGACTCGACTCGCGCCAACTTGGTTAAGTTGAACTATGAGCGCAGCCGGGATGTTGTGCTTGAGTCCGAGGAATGGTCATTCGCACTTGATCGGCGAAACCTTACCCCGGACGCGATTCTCCCGGCGTTTCGTTGGGGCCAGAGATTTAAGGTCCCAACGGACATCTTGCGAATTATCTCGGTCGATAGGGAGGACACTGTTTCCGTCGGCGAGTTAACGTCAGGCACAGTTACTCCTGCCCAGATTCCCTGGGAATTGCAGGGGGGCTATATCTTATGTAACTTCGATACGATCTGGGTACTTGGAATTCGTCGAGTAACTTCCACGGGCGAATTTACAGAAGGGTTTGTCCATGCTCTTGCAGCTAGGCTGGCGGCTGATTTAGCCATCCCAATCCAGCAGAGCAGGGCGTTGCAGATGCAAATGATGGGCTTGTATGAAGCGAAGATCGAAGACGCTTCCGCTACCGATGGATTGCAAGGCCGCAATAAGAGAATTCGGTCTAGATACTTGCTAGCGAGACGATAATGCCTGAACGCCACCCATTACAGACTACATTTGAGGGGGGAGAACTTTCCCCTTATCTGTATTCACGATCTGATCTACCCGGATATGGCAAGTCCGCTAAGCAGATGGTCAATGTGTATCCAGACACAAGAGGGCCTGGACTTTCTAGGAATGGCGCAGAGTTCAAGCAGGTTGTTGGCGATCCTGCAGACACCAACGGTAGACTATTTACATTTCGGGTAGACTACACCACTACGTATATTGTCGTAGTTACCGAGACTTTTGTCTGGATTACGGACCGCACGAATTACGTCGAAAGCGACAGCTTTGTAGTTAATGGCGATTTCTCGTCCGGATCCGCAAGTTGGACAACTGTAGTCAATGAAGATGGCACGGTAGATTTCCCGGCCAGTACCGCCTATTTAAAGACTGCCGCCAAGTCTGGGTCCAATGCCCTGATTAGGCAACAGGTCACGGTTGACACCGCCCTTAACAATCACAAGATCAGGTTCAGTATACCGAACATTTACGGTGCGGGCCTGTCTGGTCTAACTGCCAAACTTAGGGTCGGCACTGCAGCGGGCTTGGGGGACATTCTCGAGACAGATTTTGCGTGGGCGGGTAACTATGAATTCGACTTCGTTCCAGGAGCTTTGTCGTTCTGGGTTGAGGTCTACACAGAATCAGGCCAAGTCGAGCAACCTGCGGGGGGTGGCGAAGGTGGCACTATATTGGTGTGGCAGGCCGTTGATGTTATTGTTGACTCCATTTCCGTTGTTGATATTATTGCAGTCCCCGGTGGGTCGAATGTAACATTCCCATCTGTGTGGAATTCCGACCAGATCAATGAAATGCAAGTCGAAATGGCACCAGATTTGCAGGAAATGTATTTCGTCCATCGGGAAGTTCCGACCCAGAAATTGTCCCTAGACAATACTGTGGCTCCTGTAATATGGACCTTCGCCCCGGTCGTGTTTAATTGGGGCACGGAACCCGATCCTTGGACTACAGAATATCCAGGTGCCATTACATTTCATCAGGGCCGGTTGCTGTTGGCCGGAACATTAAGCAACCCTGTAACTATCTGGGCATCTAAACCGGGACGCGACAATTATGATGATTTTGATCCCGGCCCAAAAGATCAGCCAGATGATGCCATTGCAGTCACATTAGCGAGAAACGCTGATATTCAATGGATCAAAGGGTCTAAGGTTCTTTATGTAGGTTGCGATAATAGTGAACATGTCGCATACGGGAACGAGGGCGCAGTTTCTGTATTGGACGTTAATGTTGACCAACAATCCGTTTACGGGTCTTCAAGACATCAAGCAGCTTGGATGTCTGGGCAGGTCATGTTTATTTCACATGATAGACGACGTGTTAGGTTGATGGAATATGCATCTAATAGTGCTTTAATCGATTCCATGGATGTTTCCTGGATGGCCGAGCATTTGACAGAAGGGTTTGTTACTGAGATCCATCAGGCGGCCAATCCCATCAACTCTATGTGGGCAGTCAAGGCCGATGGTACTTTGATTTCATGCACATTAGAGAAGCAGTTTAATGCCTTAGGCTGGGCCAATCATTCAATCCAAGGATCGGTGAAATCGATCACTGTAGCCGAAGAAGAAGGAACTAGTGTAATATACGTGCTTGTGTATCGCGACGGTCTGCTTCGTTTGGAACGCATAGGCTCCAAGAAGAATTTTATGGACGAATATATTGAGGTCACGGTGGTCACGGCCACCGACACTGTAACTGGTCTCGATCATCTTGAAGGCGAGACGGTCCAGTGTATTGCGGACGAATCGTACCGGGGCGAATACATAGTTACCGGAGGTCAAATCACCGTTACCGGCCCTGAGGCAATTAGATTTATCGTCGGCCTTTCTATGCGCCGTACGTTGGAGACAATGCTTGTTGATGGCAATATAGGCGGGGGTTCGACTGCTCGACACAAGAAACGATGGAATGAAATAACGGTACGGCTTAGAACTTCGGCGGTGCCGCTGATTAACGGGAAAAGGGAAGCCACACGCGTCCCACAAGATCAAATGGACGTACGCGCTCCATTGAGGACTGTAGATGTGACAGTGCATAATTTAGGTTGGGATACCGACGGTACTATTTTGATTGAACAGGACCTGCCGTTTGACCTGCAGGTTGTTGGTGTATTTGGTAAGCTTGCCGAGGAGAGTCTGTAATGTGGTGGGCATCAGCAATAAGCGCTGGATTAAGCCTGTTCGGGGCCGGTGAATCAAAAGAAGCTGGCAGGCAGGCTAGGCGCATCGGCGGAATGAACGCGGACGCTCAACGCGCAGAAACCGGGGAAGAGCTTCGTAGAATGGGCAAGCAGCATAGGTTCACGGAAGGTGCCGCCCGCGCAACTGCAGCTGCGTCTGGATTTTCTCAGAGGAAAGGTGATTCTCAGGCTTCTTATATTTCTTCCATGATTTCGGAACATGCCAGACAACGTGAATGGACTCGGAAATCAGGTGAGAGTAAGGCTAAGATACTTGAGCAGGGCGGTGAGCTTGCGTATCAGCAGAGCAAAGCCGAGGCGACTGGTCTATTTGGCCAGGCTCTTGGCCAAGCGGGCGATGCTTGGGCACTCTGGAAAGGAATATAATGGCTAAGTTACCTGGAATCCAGTATACCGGCGTAGAGTCGCTTGGGCGAGAAGACCCATACGGCCCAATGAGGGTCAATAGGGCCGAACAAAGGGCTTTGCAGTCTATTGGTGCTGGCATTGAGCAGATCGGCGATTACATGAACGCTCTTCAAGTCGAAGAGGGCCACAACAAGGCAGCGGAAGCGGCCACCCATCTGTTGCGTGAAGACGCTAAGATTCGGACCAACCCCAATATCGATGAACGGCAGGACCAATTGGAGGCTGCTGCCGCCGAGGTTGCTACTGTATACAGGAGCGATTTGAGTCGTAATGCTACTCGAGCATTCGAGGAGAAGTACATAGAGTTTGTAAGACGTTCTACTGACAAGATGGCGATTGATAATATCGGTGAGAAGAACGAGGTTGAACGCAAGAAGACTATTACCTCTGCATCCGACATGGCTTATATGGGCCACGGGGATGCGGCCAAGAACAGGATTAACGCCAGCCAACTCCTTAGCGAAAGCGAGAAGGAAGAAGCTGTCGCATTGATGCAGACTCAGTTCGAGCTTGGTCTAGTCGACCGTACTATCCTCAATGGTACGCCGGAGGAAATCCTGCGAATCCGTGATGGAATCAAAGCCGAGACTTATGGCGGGGCGCTCCAAGGGCGGCAACGTACCGGAGCTATTATGGCTCTTGATCAGGCCTACAAGAATAGCCAGTCTGAGAGACTTGCCCTGGAAGCCAAACAAAGAGAATATCGGGCCTCCAATCTTGAACTTGCCATCCATAACGATCAAGCCGGTCCACAGCATATTGAACAGGCATTCATTGACGATGACATCACCGGCCCCAAGAGAACTCAGTTGATGCTCACTTGGCAGAAACGCCAAGCCGATAAGATGTTGACCTCTGATTCAGTTGCGCTGGTCGAGAATTCCATCACCAGCGGCATTGGCCTGGACAACCGGAACCCGGACCATCAAGACGCTGTTGATCGCTGGTATGACGAGATTCAGAAAGAGTATGCGGGCGATCCTAAGTCTATGGCTGCTCAAGCAGTTAACGCTGCGGGCCGGACCAATATCCTCCCCTCGAAAGTTGAGAGCATCTTGCATGTCACCGCAATGTCGGGCAGTGATGCCATGGTCAAGCAGACGGCTGAATTGTACGAAGCTCTTGAAAGAGAAGCTCCTCAAACGCTCAGTCGTATTGGCACAGAATCGAAGGCCGTATACAAATCTGCTCTTATGTTCGTACGCGGCGGCACCCCGGTTGAGGACGCTGTGGCGAACGCAAGGGAGAACGCGTACAAGCCATCCGGTGAGAAGGAAATTCTTAGGCAGGAATACGCCAGCCAAATCGCGCCCAGCATCGAGACCCACAAGAAGACGATGCAGAAGTGGATGAACCAGCAGAATGACCACTTCGATGTTTCGTGGGGACCCACTGGCGCACCGGAACCGACCAATGCCCATTATGCGTCGTATAGGGCACTGGAGTCAGAGTATTACACCTTGACCGGGAATGAAGAGCAGGCCAGGACTTTAGCTCGCGATGATTTCATGCGCCTATTCTCGACCAGCGGCATCAACGGCCAGAATGAGGTTATGGCGTTCGCTCCTGAGAGAGAATTTACGAACCTGATCAAGAACACGGACAACGTGGATATCTTGCAGGAGGACATTAACGTATTCTACCGCAAGCACGATCTGGACCCCGACAAAGCGTTTATTATGTCGGATGCCGTGACTGCAAGAGGAGAACCGGGGGATCGGACTTACGCCGTGTACTCCGTCGACGAATATGGCCTTCCGCGCAAGGAGCCATTGCGGTGGACTCCTGATGTCAAGAGCATCGAGGAAAGGTACATTGGTAGGGTCAAGGAACTCGACAAGTCTAAGAAGCAACTAAGTGACATGATGCGCGAATACCACATGTACGGTGCGGATAATGAGTTCTGATTTTCTCCTAGACATTCCGCATCCGAGGACAGGTGAACTTGTCAATATCGACCCGATCACCAACCTCAAGAAGGTGGACCCAGAGGAAGGGATGAATCCTCGTTGGGGCGAGGCATTTACCTCCGGCCTGATCCTTAGCAATCCTATATCCGGGGCTATTGATCGTGGCCACTTGTTCAGGAAATCGTTCGAGGCGGACCCGGATTACAATGTTACCGAGGACCCCGCTCTCAAGGGCGAGGACCTGATGTTGTATGCCGGATCTAAGTCCGCCGAGGAGTCACAATACAAGAGGCAGGAAATCGAGCGCAACATGATTCACCGGACGTTGGCCTCCTATAGTGGCGGCGGTTGGGGTTCGTTCGTGGGTGTTCTTGGCGATCCTACGATCATGGGCACGGCAATAGCCACGGGCGGTTCCTCTCTTGGTGTTGCCGCAGCAGCCGATATTACAGCAGAGGTAGTAAGGGAAACCATACTCCACTCACAACAACCTCTCCGGACCAAGACGGAAACAGCATTTAACATCGCTACTGTTGCTGTGGTCGATGCTACCTTATACAAGCTCCTCGGGAAAGCAGAGACGCGGGCCAATACTCTCGCCTATCGCAAGAAGGCTACTGATTACATGGCCGATCCGGGGCACCCAATACAAACGGACTTTGACCCAGGACTTATGGGCGGGAACCTCACCCCATTAGGGCGGGCAGAACAATTCCCCCAAGAGTCAGTCGATGACTTTATCCAGGACTTCACTAAGGCGGAGCTTCAAGAGTCCGCTGTTGAAATGGGCATCCCGAAATCCGGCAACAAGGCTACTATCGCCCAGCGGATCAAGGACAAGATTGCTGAGACAGTCGAGGAGATTGAACCTCCGACACCAAAAGGCGCGGGCGATGAATTGTCCGAGTTCGGCGAAGATGTTGTGGAGGGCTGGGTGCCCGGAATGTCCTTTAGCCCAGCCGGTAACGTGCTGTCAAGGTCAATATCCCAGACCGCTAAGAAAATGGTCCAGGCTTTGGTCGATGTCCCCTACCGGTTCAGAAAGACGGAAGCTGGCGAGGCGGTGCCCGCTTCCGTAGAAGCCAAGGTCAAGAAATCGTTCGGCGATTGGGCGGACATGGCCGACATTTTTGACGAGCAGTTCAAGGCCTATCGCAAGGCCGGGGGCAGGCTTGACGAAGAAGATTTCCTCTTACGCGTACACCGTCAAATGGAAACCGGGGTAAGGGGAACTGACCCCCACATTGACAGGGTTAGTGATTATTTCAAGAAGTTCGACGATCAATACTTCGCGAAAGAACAAGCTGCCGGTGTTGCTGGATCTAGAAGGCGTGGCGGTCACGTTATGCGCGTATTCAACCAAGCCAAGATCCACGGCGATCGGGTTGGCCTGAGAAACACGATCGTTAAGAACATGCGGCGGGTCCTGGAATCCGGTGTAGAGAAGGCCCTTATTCGTCACGTGGACGGATCAGTAGAGTTTGTGAATAGGAGGGCTGTCAAGGCCGTTCTGTCGGAGAACCCTGAGTCCAAGGTGATTAGCGTAGACGGTGCCCACCCAGCAGAATTGGAAAAGATCGCCGACGATATTACCAACAGCATGGAATCCATACGGCTCGATGACGTTGAGCCGGACCTTATTGTACTTGATCCATCCTCCATCAAATCCCGATCCTTGGACTTTGTTCCTACTCGGGAGTTGGAACCGTGGCTTGAGACGAATGCCCTATCGATAATGGGCATGCGATCCAGACAGCATTATCGGGCCTCTGCTATGCGGGAAGCCTTCCCCGAAGACCCCTCAATGGTTAAATATATTGAGAAGATCAGGGACGAGTATCAAGCCGCAATGGAAGTCGCGGGCGCGGACATTAAAGCTTTGGGCAAGCAGCTGGAGACAGATTTGCAGGTCGTCAAGGCCATGCGCGATTCTGTGTCCGGGACTTACGGTATCCCCGACAACCCGTACAGCCCATTGGTGCGGACAGGCAGATTCTTAAGGCTTGGGGCCTTGACTGGATTCGGTGCCAATATTTCATCCACGTCGTTGACAGACATGATTACTCCTGCGATCCGCAGCGGACTTGCGCCGTTCAGAGAAGGGATCAATCTTCTGTTCAAGAAGGCGGCTCGGAAGGAATATTTGGCCCAAATCCGTCGAATGGGCATTGCCGTAGAGAAGCTCACGAACAATAAGGCGGCGATGCTGATCAATATGGCATACGTCACCAAGGGTGAGCAGAGATTTATGAAGATGTACGGTAAGCTATCCGGTCTGGATTGGGTCACCGACACTTCACAGGGCATGAATGCAATCAGCCACCTGTCGCTCTGGAAGAAATGGGGCGACAAGGGTTTTGATACTCTGGCCCCGGCTAAGCAGAAGAGACTTCTGGACGTAGGTATTGACGGACCTATGCTGACCCGCATCAAGTCGCAATGGGATGAGTTCGGCGAAGTTATTGATGGCGAAAGACTGCCTACTACCACCAGATGGGCTGATGAAGAAGCTGCCGAGGCGCTTGAAAACGCGATCCGGAAAGAAACGTTCATGACCACGTTGGTGCCGGGAAAGGGCGACATTCCTCTTTGGCTACAGACGGAACCAGGCAAATTCTTCGGTATGTTCCAGAGCTTTATCTCCGGGGCGCACCAAAGGCTGTTAGTATCTGGATTCCAACGCGGTGACGCTGCTTTCTACACGGGAGTGCTTGTCTCTGCAATCGGTGGCGGTCTGGTTCAAGCGGGCAAGGATCTGGCCCGTGGCAAGGACATGACCCAACGTGATCCGATTGAGTATGTCGTGGATTCCATCGATAAGACCGGTCTATTGGGCTGGTTTTCTATCCCGATGCAAGCAGGATCTTCAATGGCGGCGGGTCGACCGGCAGAATTTGTGTATCGAAACATGTCCGATACAGTATTTTCGCCCCCGCCTCTTGAGTGGGCTTCTACGTTCGGTGTTCCTCTATTGGGGCTGACCCAAGGGGAGACTCCAGAGCAAGAAGAATTCATGCGATTAGTGAAAGCTACTCCATTTTTGAATACGCTTCATTTCATGGACATGAGCGAACGACTTTATGATTACAGGACTGAGTGATGACTGTACAAAATGACACACCTTTTATCTCTTATGTAGGCGATGGCATTCAGGTCACGTTTGCTTTTGCTTTCCAGATTCTGGACAGCGCTTACCTCGAAGTGGCAGTTGATGACGTTGTTCAGACGGAGAACGTTGATTATACTGTCGAGAACATCACAGAGCTTGGCGGCGATGTTGTCTTCGTAGTCCCTCCCGCCGACACTTTGGTGGTGGACATCGTCCGAAACACGGACCCGGATCAACAGGTAGTGTACAATCCGTACGACCCGTTCCCGGCCAAGACTCATGAGGGTGCGCTTGACAAGCTGACGATGGTTGTCCAGGAGCTTCACGGGACGGTCGATTTGTTTGGCGATCCCGGCGATCTTCTGCGCCGCAATGTTGCGGAGACGATTGAAGAAACTTGGACCTTCCAGCAAGTCGTTAAAGGCGTTCCGGGTGTTGACCCTGAGGACTTTGCTACCTTAGCTCAGGTTACAGGTGGCGGCGGCACAATGGTCCCGAACGGCGACTATATCATTACAGGCGATTGGGATTTTGCCAGTGGGGTAGGTATTACAGACCCTACCGGCCTGCTCGGGTTTGATTTCGTATATAATGCGGGCGGCTATCTCGAAATTTTCGGCGATGAAATCAACGCTTATGGCATTTACACCAGAGACATCGGCGATTGGGGCATGTACACGCCTGAGGTTACGTCTGAACCTCCAATAGCTTCGGATACCCCCAATGCACAGTTCTCTTTCTGGGGAACGAACGATTGGCAGCTTGGGTTATTTGGATATGTTGGATCGTCGACTTTTGAGATCGATAATGAAATCGAGGGCGGCAACTTTGATATGTACGCCCTAAATACGGGCGGCGCGGCTTACCATAGCGTATTCCAAGGCGACCCGGACGGACCGGCAACATTGTTCCATAACGGAATCGATACACTTGAAACGGCTGCCATTGCCGATGGCGGTGCTTTGGTTCGTGATCGTGGCGATGTTGCTAGAAAGGTCGGGTTCAGGCAAGCGGTAACTAGATTTATTCCCGGCCCCGCCGACACTCCAACACAAGATGATGAAGGTAAGGTACTTGGTATCGGAGGCGTCACAACCATCACAATGCCTTCGTTAGAGTCATACACTGTCATGCGAATCCGCACGGCTTCTAGCCCGTGCACTGTAGTAGAAGATGTGGGCGTTAATATGAGTTGGCAAGCCGGTGATGGCAGCAACCATATCACGGGCAGTGTGACTATTGCCGAATACTCAGTCGCCGAAATTTGGTATCGAGGCCCTAATGACTTCGACATCTTCGGCAACGGCATCACGGAGAACCCATAATGTTCATGCCATCAGGGGTCATTGCGGCGGCAGGAAATCCAGCGCCACCCGCTCCCCTTACATTAGATGGAGGTTCAGGCGGGACTGTTTCGCAGACAGATCCTTCTTCGCCTTATGACACTACAGTAGCTATCCGTTTCAATATAGATGGCACTGTAGAAGCCGGAGTCGGGTTAGATGGTGGTGGCATTTCTTGGAGTCCAAGGGGCAATTGGATTACCGGCGGAGTACCGGATAATAGTTATAGTGTCCGGTGCACTTCGGTTGTGGTGGTCATTGGTCCGGGCAGTTGGACGACCAGCCCTGTCGCTGACGATTCTTGGATTTCGTTAGTAGATGCTGTGCGTACTTGGGAGAGCAACAAGAGTGCTGCAGGCGAAAGGAACTTTACTTGTACCTTCGAAGTACGGAAGACAGCAGGGCCTCCCCCGGCAACAGGGGCTTCGGCCTACACATTTGCGATCGATAACGTAATATAATAAGGAACTACAATGGACCAGCATAAGAAAGTATCGGAATTTCTCCTCAATATTCTCAACACTCCTGGGGCGGTCAAAATGGACACCGCTTCGGCAGAGAGGATAATCACAGCCAAACTTTGGCTTAAACACATAAAAGAAGGAAAGCTCAATGTACAAGAAACTAATCATATTGATCGCAGCCATGACGCTAGCGCTTCCGGCGATGGCGACCAAGCCGAAACCCCCTCCGCAGACACCGCAAGAACAAAATCAAGGCCAAGGCCAGGGCCAGGGCCAATTGCAAGGGCAGAGCAGCGTGAACAAGAACGCGAACCTAAACCTGAATTCCGCAATCGCAGAGGCCGAAGCGGGCGCAATCGCAGACGCCAATAACTCCCTGCATAACGATATTGAAGTAGGCGGGGCAGAGGTTGCCACGACGTTAGACACGTCAAACAG